CAAAAAGTAATGATCAGCGCCTGCTGAACTTCTTGCTTTTATGTAAAACTCAAGTCTAGCTGGGCTGTCTAAAAACTGAAACTTTGCAACCTTGTTTGCAATGGTGTTCGATGTCGCTGGGATACTGTGGGTATACGCACTATCTTTAAGTGTCAAGTCACCCTCGTCTTGCATTTCCAGTAATATCCCACCGGCACTAGATAGTAACACCGCACCCCTGGATGTGGTAGCATAAACTCCGCCAAACTTGCCGTTGTAAAGAGTATTTCTAAAGGCCATACCAGCGTATGTGCTATTACTTTCTAAAACAATATAACCGGTGCAAGATATTTCATCAAAATCCAATGTCCCACCAGAAATACTATCGCAAAGGATTGTCCCGGTTGTAATATTCCCGCCGTGAATAAATGTGTTGGTTTGCTTTGATCCGAGTTTGGTATTTACATCGCTTACCGCCCCTGTTCTAGCATTTGCCGCATAAGTAGACGCTGCATTCGTAGCGTTTGTTTGGGCTGTATTAGCCAATGTTTGCGCTTCACTAAACGTTACCCCGCCGGTAATCGAAATCTTATCAGCGTCAATTGTAACTCCGCTTTCACCGCTTTCATTAATGCTCGCGATGATCGATGCCTTACTCACCTTACCGTCTAAACTCGTTTGTGCTGCCGACAATCCAGCGCTCAGGGCGGTTATGTCTAAACCGGCTTGATTTACTTGCGTCCCTAAATTCGATACCGTTGTTTGTGTAGCTGCTAGACTGATCTGAAATGCGTCCATTTCCAGTTTCGTCTCGTTGATAGTCGTTCCCTGTTCTTCGACCGTTTCAGCCGTTATTTTTATCAGGAAGGACAATTCATTTGAGACATATTCCATATTTTTCACAGTGTTTGCCGTAGTCACAGCAAAACCCATGATCCCGCCGCCCAATGGCCCGCTGATCCGGTCTGTTAGGCTTTGAGTGACGCCACCTAAAACAATCCGGTCATTTCCGGGGTTCAGTAAGTCACGTTCTTTTTTACTCACCGAAAGGAATGTGTCAAAGTCATGCGGCTTTGATACGCAGCGCACCATATCGCCCACTTGAAATTTTTCAATATCCACATTGACCATGCTTAGATCAACCGCTGTTAATTCCAGTGAAATGCCCTGCTTGACCAATCCTGCCAGTTTCAGTTTTGCCGCATATAGCAATGCCGATGCGCTGTCAATATCTGGCCATTCGCATTCCTTAAAAATCCAACCGTATTCTGCGACCGCCAACTCATCGTAAATATAGTCACAGTCATTGTTCGCTGTGGCGATGGTTAATTTTCTGCCGTCAATTTCCTTTCCATATGGCACAAGGGCCGTATAGATGCCGCTGGCATCGGTGATCTTTGAATAATCAAGCAAATTGACGCCGAATTTAATCGGCTGCGAATTAACTGACCCGTAGTTTTCCAGATAGTTCAGAAACTTAATCCCGCCGATCCGCTCGATGACCAAAACGCCACCCAGGGTGTCCAGCATAGTTGTTTTTATTAATTCCAGGGTGTTGACATATTCATTCTCTCTAAACAGGCTGTCTTGCAGGGTGTTGGCATCGCCGTCAACCTTTGAGACAATAATAATCACAATCGATTCAGCTCGCAGTGATTGCCCCGTGGTTCCAGCCGTTTCGCCGTCCATCTTCCAGTCCTGCCAGCCCTCGTTTTCAACATGAACACAGTATCTGATCGAGAAATTCCCAGCATCCGCGCCGGTTAATTTAATCTCAACCGCTTGCATCTCGACGCTTTGACCGACTGTACCGGCTGTCGCGCCATCAGCTTTCCATTCTTGCCAGCCAGTGCCGTCCAGGTGGGCACGATAGGTGACGCCAATATCCAGGCTTCCAATATTTTCCAGTGTTAATTCCAGCGCTTCCATTCGCAATCCCGAACCGGTTGTACCGCTATCATCGCCATTTCGCACCCATGATAACCATGATAGGTTTTCTATATGAGTCCGATAACTTGTCGAGATATTGACCCCGGAGCCGTCACCCAACACCGTACAGATTCCCATGTGTAACCGCTTGTCAGACGTTACTTGCATGTTGTGATTGTCTAATACTTGCGTCAGCCATTGTTCCGGTGTGACATTAACATAGGTTGCCGGTCGCTGGATGCTGTCGAGTAGATACCCCAGTTCACCCTCGCAGGTCACCACTCGTTTTTTATTGAAATCTTCGGTGTCGGATAAGATCCGGCCCTCAAATACCAGGTCTTTTCTAGTGTTTGAATATATTTCATAAACCAAAATAGTCGTGTGCATTTTACGCAGTTTGCTGTAATGCGGATGCGTGGGGTCAATGGTGAACGTCATGCCACTGGATTTATTAATCCCTTCTGTCGGTTTGGCGCTCAATAGTCTGTAATCCGTCCGGATGTCGTGTAATAATACATCGGCCCGGGGGAAATCAGATGCCCATATTTGCACGATAGGCGCCTTATTTTTGACCTCATTTGTGATCGTAGCGTTTAGGTCGACAGTCTTAATTAAAACGATTGAAACCGCCTCAAGCTGTATTGCTTGCCCGGTGGTTCCTAATGTTTCGCCGTTTTTCTTCCACGTTGTCCAGCCAGAGTTTTCCAAATGTCCCCTGTATTGTACTGTGTACTTACTTGCGTCAGTCCCGGTTAGAACAATCTCGACTGCTTCAATTCTTAGGCCCTGCCCGACGGTTCCGGCTGTTGCGCCGTTTGCAAACCATGATTGCCAGCCGATATTCTCGACGTGGACCCGGTATTGTATGCCGATGTCCAGACCGTCAAGCGATGACAGTTTGACTTCCAGCGCTTCCATACGTAATCCTAGCCCCGTTGTCCCGGACTTAGAACCATTTTTAACCCATGAGGCCCACGCCAAATTTTGAATGTGTGACCGGTAATTAACTGCAATTAAAGGCGCGTCGCCCGGGTTTCTTAAAAGGTTTTCTGATTTCAAAGTTATGATGATCTGGATCGCTTCGGCGCTGAGTGCAAATGTAGCTGTTCCAGCCATATCGCCATCACGGCACCACTCTTGCCAGCCCTGGTTTTGAACATGGACTCTGTACCAGATCGAATACTTATCAGCATCCGTCCCAGTCAGCCTGATTTTGATAGCTTCTAATCGCTTCCCTTGGTCCGTTGTCCCGGCCGTAGCCCCGTTAGCTACCTCTGGTTGCCAACCGATATTTTCTACATATGCAGAATAGGCGACGCCAAGATTTAATATTCCGGTATTAATCAAAGTTATCCTGATCGCTTCCATGCGCAACGCCTGTCCACAACGGCCGCTTAACCGGCCATCAGTTACTTCTGCGCCCCAACCATAATTTTCTATATGGGTGGTATAACTCGCACAAAGTATTTTCTCTGGCGGGATTGCTGAATTTGGATCAGTGATTGGGACAATAATTTGCGTCGGATCGGTTGCTGGAGTATTCGGTACCACAACCACGACATCTTCTTTAATTAATTCCAGAACAATCTCAATAGCTTCGGCTCGTAGCCACACACCAACCGTACCCGCTGTTTCACCATCGGCTTTCCAATTTTGCCAGCCGATATTTTCAATGTGCAATCGGTACTTGATTTTGTATTTTTTATGATCGGCGCCGGTTAATAGAATCCTGATTGCTTCCAGGCGCAACCCTTCGCCAACTGTTCCAATTATTTGGCCATCCGTTTTGATCGGTTGCCAACCCACGTTCTGAACGTGTGCATGTGCTTCAATGGCGATATCTAAACCGCCTTTTTCCAATAGCGATATGATCAGAGCTTCAAGTCTCAGGCCCTTACCAACAGTGCCCGATGTCTTACCATCTTCAACCGCTATATTCCATCCCTCATTCTCGATGTGAGTCTTATAGCTAACTTTCATAAGCTTGCCCCTTTGTAATCCACGTCAACGGTTCCCGATCCTCCGAACGTCAGGACGTGCGAACCTTCCCCCAGAAAAATGTCTGGGATGATGTTTTCACCGGCGGATAGGTTGTAGGTATTGCCCAGGTATGCCACCGTCATGGCGCCGCTACAAATAAATTTCGGGCATACTCTTTTACGGCGTCCGATGATTGTTATTGCTCCCGGGACCGCAATGTCAAAATAATCTCTAATGATGCCGTCCTCAAAACTGAATGAATCCCACTCCCACGGTTCCAGGGATGACTGTGTTTCGTATTTATACGGATCAACGGTGGCAGATAGTGTCAGCGTTCCACCATATATCTCCCATTTGTAGCTATCCACCGAAATTCTGCCAAGGAAATAAAACCCAGAATCCTGCGAAAATACAATTTGCATCTTTCGGCCGTGTAAAAAATTTGATATTTTTGAATGCATCGCGTGAAAGCTTTCTTTCGCTCCAACATATTCAAAAACAACCGTCAAATCCCTCTGGTCATACTCGATATCACCGCTAATCGCTTCCGACCAATCGATGACATCACTTGTCCCGGGAATCGGTATTTGAGTCAATTTTGGTTTGGGCGGCGAAATATTGACCGATAACATACGTATTTTAAACAACTCTACCAAAGACGTCGCATTGACAAGCACATCAGCTCGACTCATATGACTCCACCCCTTCCTTTAATTCCTGATATTGTTCCAAGTCTTCCATCAATTATGCCCACAAGTTTGTCTCCATCAATCAATACATTTCCACCAGTGCTAGCAACAGTAATCAAGCGATTAAGGGCATCTAATATCTCAGCCGAGTTATTATCGCCACTGTTACCGTCGATGACTGAAACAGTCTCAACCGCTGCTTTCAGGTTGGCTTTTGCTGAATTATTGGTTGTCCATTTATAAGATTCTTCGGCCACAGCAGCCTGCATTTTTTGAGCGATACCAGCAAAAAAAGCCGGATCACCATTCAAATACGGATTATATTTTTTAGGAATAACTGCCTCGTCTTTATGTAGCAAGTATGGCGCCGTCCGTGGGACCCTGTTAGTGCCAGTCGCTAAACCGAATAAAGAAGAAGGATCTACCATCTCTCCGTTTTGAATTACTGAAAAGTGTAGATGCGGTCCGGTGCTATTGCCTGTCGAACCAACAAGACCAATGGTCTGCAGTTGGCTGACTAAATCGCCAACACTCACCAATATTTCGGACAAGTGGCCGTATAGCGTTTCTAACCCGTTTCCGTGGTCTATGGTAACCGAATTACCATATCCACCATTCCACCCAGCCTGAACGACCGTTCCTGCTCCCGCTGCACCAACCGGCGTTCCTTCGGCTGCACCAATGTCAATACCTTGATGGTATGACGATCCAACGTCGCCGACATCATCTCGATATCCAAACCCAGATGTTATCGCGCCATCAACAGGAACAGTTAACCCATTGAAATCAGATCCACCGATTCCAATTGATTTGAAAAACTCAGCGGCGCCGGTGCCAATAAAATCAATGGCCGCTTTAAGATTAAAACTTCCGGCTGCGAATTTATCTTTCAAATCCTGGATCATGCTGTTTACAAAGGCCATTAAGCTATCGCCGTTAAGACCGTTAATCAAGCCCTGGATCATGTACTTCCCTATTTCGATGAGTTCTTTTGCCGGTGATGCGATCCCTAACCCTTCTTTAAACTTAGTCAGGATGTCATTGACGAGACCAGTAATCGCGCCATAAACATTGCTTGCAGTTTCCTGAATTCCGCGGACAATCTCGCCGATCATTTGCGTAGCCAACGTGTAGAGAGCACCAGGTAAACCTTTAATAATATTTACAATATTGTCAAAGAATGTGGTTCCTGCTGTGGTTGCATTCGCGCCCATATCAGTCGCAAACTGAATGACGTTGGCAATCGTCTCTGTCAACCAGTTCCAGATATTCCCAGGCAACTGCGAGAACCATAATCCAACAGCAGTTATCGCATCATTCGCCGCCTGCTGCATCTTTTGAGGTGTTTCAATGCACCAATCGATAATATTTCTAATCGCCGCACCGAGCGCGAAAGCGATATTACCGGGTAATTCACTAAACCATTTACCAACCGCATTGATGGCATTCATCGCCGCGTTTTGCATGTCAGCCTGCACTTGCAGTCCCCAGTTAACGACCGCTACAAGCACGTTGTAAAGAAACGTTCCGATTGTTGTTGGCAGTTGTGTGAACCATTCACAGATCGCCTGCCAACCTAATGCAAACGCGTCCTGGATCATTAACATAATGGTGAAACCCGCTTCTTGCAGTGCTGGACCCGCTTCAATAAATCCGTTTACCAGTGCCATGATTATTTCCGGTAAAGCGGCAATCAATTGCGGGATAGCTTTAACAAGACCGATTGCCATTTGAATGATCAGCTCTACCCCTGCAACAATCAATTTGGGGGCATTCTTGACGATTGCGTCAATTATTTTTTCAATGATTCCGGGTAGTTTGTCAATGAGGAACGGGATAGCCGCTATCAACCCATCTGCTAGGCCGGTAATCAGTGCAATTCCTGCATTGATAATCAAATCGATATTATCGAGTAGTGTTACAACAAGCATTAGTATCGCGCCTACAGCAAGTTGGATTAAGTCCGGCAAGACTTTTGCAATACCAATAGCCAATTGAGCGATCATTTGGATGCCTAACTCCAACAGCGAAGGAAGCATCCCTAATATGCCCACAACCAGACTTGAAATCACCGTAACGGCCGCTTCCATTATTGCTGGCATGTTTGAGATCAGCCCTTCAATGAGTGAACGAATGACTTTTACACCCATATCTACCATGCCCGGCAAATACTCTGCAACCATTTGGACCAGATCAGCCAATACAGTTCCTATTTCTGACACCAGTCCATCAATCCCGCCGGAATTAAATGCATCATTGAGTTGTTGGCCCATACCGGCAAGCTTTGTCATCGCTTCGGTTGCCATAGGCAACAGGGCTGTACCTACTGAACTGGCCAGATTGGTCACCTGAAGCTGCGCAATCCGAATCTGGTTTGCCAGAGATCCGGATGTTTTAGAAAAATCGCCCTGGGCATCTGCCGTTGCCTGCATCAGATAATTGTATCGAAGCGTTACTTTTTCAGCTTCTGACATCGCATCGTAACTGGTTGTAATGCCCTGACTTAATGCATACGCTTCAAGATTGGCCACCGACATATTGATACCGAGCTGTTTTAATGGCTCAGTTTCGCCAGAAATACCGGCCCTGATCTTATCAAATGCTTCATCGTGATCTAGGTTATAAAAAGATGACATGTCGCCGGTTAATCCGGCCAATCCTTGAGACATTTCGAGCGTTTGACCATCTGTCAGGCCCATTGATTTCGTCATTGCCCCTAAAGTCGACGTATATTTCTTTGCTTCCAGATCTGATAAACCGAATGCGGTACCAGCATCCTTAGACCATTTATTAATCGTATCGGCGTTGGCACCAAACGTGGTATCAACGACATTTTGAACCTCAGATAAATCGCTGGCCATTTTAATGGCGTATCCACCAGCTGCTGCCAGAGCTGCTCCCGCTGCTGCAATTGCTGATGCTGCAACAGTAAGCCCTTTTGCTGCGATACTTCCCATGGATGAAAGTTTTCCACCAAGATCTGATACTTTCCCGCCTGCCTTATCACTTGCATCGCCGATGTCTTCAATTTGCTGTTTAATGCTTGACGTCCCAGATTTGGCTGCCTTTTCAAGATTGACTAAATCTTTTTTTAGGCCATTTGCGTCTAATCCGGTTTCGACTATAATTTTGCCATCTGCCAATGAGTTCTCACCACCTTTGTGTTGTGATTCGTCATCGGCATCTCAGGCTCTACTTGACTTTTTCTATTTTAATTTCAAATTTTTTCTTACAATTACGCCCTTTACAAACAACGAATACACCTTTACTTTCTGCGCATTCATCGTCGTACGTTATGGGCATCTCGTACCCGCAATGTGGGCACTTCACTTTTTTTTCAATATCCATCCCCTCCTAAAACAAAGCGTCCAGGCTGTTGGCAAATTCGCTTTCCTTTTCTTCTTCTGACCGATAGTCAGGCAGCCGATGTATCCGTTTTAATTCCCGGTAGGCCTTCTTTTGTTCCGGGGACATATCTTTCGTGATCTTCATCGTCCGATACCCCACGACTTTTTTAAATTCATGGTCATCTCGCAATGCCGACAACAACGACCGGAACGCCCACCAGTGTAAATAGTCAATGCGTACTAAATCAATGCTATACTGGTCCAGAAACGCCGCGTAAATCAATGGTGCATCAATGTCGAAGGAATAAACAGGCCGTGGCGCTTTATCCTTTTCATCGTTGTTCTCGTTGGTTTTTTGGGGTTGATCATCACATCTGTAAAACCACATGAACCGCTCAATGGCAAGATTGACATCAAAATCCGTGTTGCCACAAAAAAAACGGTCAACAAGTGGGGTTGTCATTTCGCCCTTCTCTTCCATTGTCCCGGGTCCATTTATGATAATTTCAAACTCAATCATCAACCGAAAATCAGTATCAACTGGATAATCAACCCCATCAACCGCCACTGTTTGCGGTAGCTCCTTTGTCAGTAGATTCATTTTGCCGGAACGAACTTCTTGTTAGTAACCGGCTTTGTTTTAGGCAAATGATCCATCGGTTTCGCTGCTTTTTTTGCGTATTTTGACGTAAGCTCGTGGATGGTCTCTTGTGCGTTCGGGATCTCATTGATCACTTTTTCAAACGCCGCCAGTGAGTTTTTTAAGTTCATTTTCCCTTGGAAAACAGCCTCTGAAGCGCCATCTCCAAACACTTTGTCAAAGAAATCGTTGACGATCACGCATTGTTGGCGGATCGCATCGCCCAGCCGATCCGTTTTTTCTGCTTTGATGTTTAATTCATTGATTGCATCCTGAAAAGAATCGGCAACGTCCGCATCCATTAAATCTAATTCAAGTGGAACACCATTAATTTCTATCATTAGTTAATCCTCCTTAAGCTGCTACGGTAAATGTTGCGATTTTTTTATCAGCATCCAGCACAACAGTGCCTTTTACAATAGGGCCGTTTGACTTCAACGTACCGCTGTAGGTGTACGCGTCCATAGAATCGCCCTCGCTGTCAGGAATAACAGTAAAATCACGTTTTCTGGCAGCATATGTAGTCACTTCGGCAACTGTAGTAAAATCAGTCATGTCCACTATGATGATAGATCGAATTGCCGCCGTTCCTAACGTTTCATTGTCAGTCAGCGCCACAATATCATCATGAACCGGGTTATCTGTATATTGATCAAACCCATAAGCCATCGACGGGCTAAACCCGATTAAATCGGTCCGTTCGAAATCTTCATCCGTATATTGTCGGCTGTACTCTTTCGCGTTTTTACTCGTGCTGGAATCCGTAAAGCTTCTCATTCTGTGGTACGCAATCGTCCCTGGGGTTCCTGAAGGCACGCCATAAAAGGCGACCTTATCACTTCTTTTTACTAATACTTCACTCATATGTTTTAAGCCTCCTGCTTATATTTAAAATTGCACTGTATAATGTACTGTGCTTTATCCAATTCATTGTTGTACATATATCCCGGGGTGGTCGCCTGGATTGATACCGGGATTTGATTTTCATTCATCGCTGGCAAATCGCCAGAATCCGTCCAGATCTCTAACCATTCTGAAAAGTGTTCAAAGAAACCGATATTATCTAAATTCTCAAGCACATCAGAACCATAAGGCTCTCGGCTGCAAAAGTTAAAAGCGAACTGTCGCACGGACCCGCCATCCGTGTATTTCTTGAAGATAGGATCTACCGGAACACTTTCGATCATGTAGGCCGTGGCGTCTTCTTTGAGGTAATCAACACCAATCCCCCGGTGATACTCATCCAGGTATGGACAGGTCTTGATAAAATCTCGGATGTATTTTATAATCGTCATTTGATTTTACCTCCCGCCACATCCGCTACTGATTTTACAATCTCTTTGCCACGATCGGACCACATTCGCAAACACCACTGTCTTCCCCGCAAGCCCTTTCCTTTATGCTCATACCATTGACGCCGTGAGTAAGGCTGGATATATTCGATTGATCCCGGCTTTTCCACAGCTGTGTTTTTCAAAGGCCCTGACCGCTTCGGCACATATTTATCACTCATCCGCCTAATTTCATGCGTCATGAACTTTTGCGCTTTACCGTTTTTATCAAGCCCGCGCTTTAATAAAATCTTTTCGGTGGGATCTATGTTGATCTTAACTTTCGTGTTCATTATTTCGCTCCAATCTCCCAATGAGGAAGTGACGCATCTGTCAGATCAACAACGGAAATGATGGTAAATACATCGTCATAGGCATTTTTTAGGCCATCCAGATTGTTTGGCTTAACGCCTGTCAGATCAAAGTCAACAATTCCTTTGACAATAATGTCGCCGGCATTTAGTGTGAAATACTGATCCTTCTGATTCGATCTTGCCCACGCTTTAGGTTTCAAGTAAATCTTGTCTGTGGTCACATCCCGGTCAATCAGAACCTCTGTGATATCAGCTGTTAGTAAACCTTTGTCGTTTACTGTCACCGCCCGGGATCCCTGCCAGTTAATACCATAAAGATACGTCCGGCAATAAACATCTTTCTCCAATATGCGGTCATAATATTTGTTGTAGATTGTCATATCAGCATTGGTAATCATTCCAAACCTCGATACAATAACCCGGTATTTGCCAGCCATACTCTGGCCGCTTCGTTGAGTTTCTGTTCATTTGATTTACCCGATGCCACGTAGGATCTTGATTCTTTGCCAGCTGATTCACTGGCAATCTCTGGTCCCTTTTCTTGCTTAAAAAGTTCATCCATTACCGCACAAGTGGCCATCTTAACGGGATCGGTGACATCATCCATGATTCTGCCCTGAGTTACCTGGTTAATATAGGCCGTAGCCATGGAGGAAAGCCGGATGAAATCATCAGACTTTACCAGCTTTCCTCCATAAGTGGCCGTGTAGTAAGTAGAGTCTACATAGGCCATTGTCTTAACCTAAGATACGAACAGCCAGCTCCTGATACATGGTTTTGTAACCATAGAGCACGTCCATGGAGATCGTTTCTTTCTTATATTTGATGTCATATCCCTTAACAACACGCATAGAAACGCCATTGTAAGAAACAACATATGCTTCAACCCCAGAAGGTAATGTTAGCGGACGGGTAACAAATGCAAAAGCCTGTGGTGCAAAACCAAGGTTTGCAGTATGGCTTGCAGTCACTGTGATGGCGTCAGTCACGGCCAGTGCTGGCAGGGCTGGGTAAACAGTCACAGCCAATTCATCTGAGGCAGCTGTTCCGCCAGTTAAGACGGTGTAAGTTTTACCTTTAATTGTCAAGATATCGCCTTTAACCAGTGTCCCGGTTAAAGTTGGGCTGGTCCCGCCAGTAACGGCCAGAGTCAGGCCGGTAGCTCCTTCGGCGACGATGGCTTTAGGAACAATCTTAGGACTGGTTCCACCGCCAACAACCAAAGTTCCCGCGGTGTGTGTTTTGATCCCCTGAGCCATAAAGTTATTGAATGAATACAACCGCCCCAATTCACCTTCGCGAAGGGCATCTGTGCTTGCTGATTTTTCAGCATGGGCAACCGCATCCAAAGTGCTTAGTGATGCTTCCGCCTCTGGGTCCCATACGGCCACACGTCCAGCTAGCGGCACCTTATTGATGTTTAATGCTTTTCGTGCATCGGCGATAACACTCAGTGATGCAGGGGTTGTCCCGGCGACACCAGCAGTGTAAGGAATATCCTTGTACAGGAACAAACCGTCGCTATTGATCTTTTCAGCCAGAGCCACCGCCGAAGGTTCAATAAACAATCGGTTAAGATCGTCAATACTGGTTGCTCCTGCAATTGCTCCCCATTCTGCATCGACCGTGGCCAGCTTATCCAGGGTTACTTCTACACTGGACTCTTTGATGTCCTGTGCGGTAACGCCGTTTGTTTCGTCGAAATCTTTCGCTTCCAGAACAACTGGCTTTTTGACCTGGATCTTTGCCCCTTTACCGGGTTGAAAATCGTTTGAGAAGTCTCGATAGATCAGATTTGGGAATACCATGTTTTCAATTAATCGTTGCAAGGTAAGTCTTGCTATTACTTTTACATCTAAAAATTCGTTTGCCATTTTTTGTTTCTCCTTCTAAATTTAAAATTATTATTTTTTTGAGAACGCCATTTCAAAGAATTGATCATCTGAAATAGCGTTATGATCGATGGTTCTAATGCCACCACCATGGGTTCCACCGGTATTCACAACAACCCCCGGGGGCTCTGGTTCGGGTGCTTTATCAGCCACAAACGCCGCTGGATTGCTTGCTTTAAGGGATGTGATATAATCATCAGCCCCTAAGAACTTTCCTTCTTCCAGCTTGAAGCCTTTTTCTTTAAACTCTGAGAGCACTGCCTTTTTGGCCAGCTCTGAACTAAACTCAACGCCACCCAAAAACTTATCTACTGCAAATTCATACTCTTTTGTAGACATTTGGTTTTTAAGGGCTTCTGTATCCTGTTCATACTTGGTTTTCCACTCTTCGGCGGCCTTCTTAATACCTTCCACGTCCAATTCTTCAAAGCCTTTGATTGCTGTGTTCGCTTCCCCTAATTGGGTTTTGACGCCTTCCAGTTCTTCTTTGGCTTTAATTACTTCCTGCTTCTGCTTTTCAACGTCCGCTTTGTATTTCTCGATATCGGTTCCATTTAGCGCAAATACGCTCTTGATTTGGTCTTCTGACAGCCCCAGTGCTGTTAAGTCTTCGGTTTTCATGTTTCTTATCCTTTCCCACTAAGCGTTTTAGGTGGTCGCTGTCACCCATGGTCCTGCTTTCATAGGCTTGCAGGGTAGCCGAATTTTAGGTATTAAAAATAGACCGTTTAACGACTTATCCAGGTCGCACCTTAACCCCGGCGCGGGGAGATTATCGACCACTTCCTTTACTCAAGATTTTGGGCAATAAAAAAGCACCGGTTAAGGTGCCGGGTTAACATTCATAAAAACTTTGCCGTCACAGTCAATAAACTCAGGCTCGCCATATCCCATACGGATATCGACTCCTTCAGCTTGGATTGTCTCTCCATCTGTCAGGTTAATAAAACCAAGCACTTCACCTGTATTGCTATCGGTAACAGCAATATAATTTAATCCAACATCAGCCATTTTAAACCTCCTATGGAATTACTATTTTTCGTTGAAACAAGCAAAAACTCCAATTAAACAAATTAATTTGAATCCATGAAACGGCATAATGAACGCCGTCTTCCCAGTATTTCGTAATATAATGATGCATTTCCTACTCACCTCCAAACTTCTTTTTAACGCTTCATCTCCAATATTTCACTAATTTGGTTACAATATCAGTACTTTTCATTACATAATTTCAAATCCTACTTGTTTATTCTTTATCCTGATCCTATACTTAATTTATCAGTGTCACTACCACTGAAATATTTGAAAGGGGAAATAAACTAATGGAATATTCACTTACTAAAGATTCAGATGCTTTAATATGCTTGCTTTATAAGGACTATTGTGATGCCAGATCAACTGGGACCCCAAAAGATAAGGCAAAGAAGTTTGGCAACAGTAGAATGATTAATGATAATTACGTACCTAAGTGGTCATTTCAAGATTGCCTCGAAACTTGTCGAGAGCTCAATAGGGCCGGTCTTATCGATTGCTTGTATGGCGATGGAGAGATTATCATTTCAAGCATCACCGATCAAGGTATTATTTACATGGAAGGCCGGTTCTCGCGAAATGTAAGCTCAATACTCGACCACATCAAGACAATTAAGGATTTAGTTCCTTTTGTCTAATTATTACAAACTACTTAAGATCAATTCGATTATTTCATATCGATTGTTTTATATATGCTTCTAAACATAAACTTTTTCTGAATGAATAATCAAAGCAGAGCCCGTCTTACATTGCCCGCTCTGCTTTTGTAATTTTCAAATCTTCATCTTGTTATTATTTTTTACCAGCCCAAACACTTTTCTGGCTAACACTCTTATCAAACTTAACCACCTGATTTCGCTCATTCTGTAACGGCAACCCCGCTTCTTTACTAAACTCTTTATAAAACTGCTTTTGTCTTTGAAGTTTTATACTGGCAATTGTAAAGGCCTCTTTGTCCCCAATCGCATCATAACCGATCAGCTCATTTTTGCTTTGTCGCATGGCCGTCTCGATCTGTCTTTGCTTCTGGGTGGCTTCGTAGTGGTTGTAGGTATTGCCTTCGAATTCGAACGGTTCTGGGTCGATTCTTTTCAGTTCTTTTTCGGAATATGTTGGAATCGATATCCCCGGGAAGAATGCATAGTAATTATGACGGCAATTTGCCCCACATAATCCCGTTACGGTTCCCAACCCGGTAGTTGCTGCTAAATTCGGATATCCTTTTGCGCTGCCATGAATCTTAAACACTTTCCCCTGCCATTCAGCGTGATCAGGTCTCGCCCCGGAATGAGCTGTTACTTCCACATAATCAGCGTCCAGATCTTTTGCGACCTGGTTATTCATCTTGCTCGACATCTGATTAACGCCGGTCATCACTGCCCGTCTGGCGGCCACATCAACCCGGTTGTGCCAACCCGATTCATAATCAACCCACCTCAAACCGCTTTGGGCAATCTGCTTAACCGCATTCCGGGTAGCGGTGTTGTAATCCAGCACCCCGGTTGACACTTGAAACTGC